CAACGCAGCTGACTGACTTGCATAAATTGGACATGCTTGCTGAATAAATGTTCCAAGCGTGCTGTTGTATTTTTTAATTACTAAATTGGCGCCAAGATTTACATTGGTTGTTTTTTGCCATACTGAGCCAGTTGGTTCTGGAGTTGATTGACTAGAACCCCAACGTGGTACTGTGTAATGTGGACTGGCTTGAAATGCTGGAGAGAAATAATAGGTTGAACTAGCAGTAGCAGTAATACCCAATGCAGCCAATGGCGTTCCTGTTCCGTTGTCAATTTCCACAATGCCTTCACCTAAACTACTACCATCGGCTTGAGCTGTTGAATCTGCATAGATAGTTAGCTTGCCATCAATTGTGGCAGCATACACACCAGTGATACTGGCAGAGTTGATTGAGGTTGCCAAGGTGTTTACTGTGGAACCGTTTGTGATACTGATAGTAGTTCCATTGATAATGATACTACCAGCACTGAGTGTTGCAGGAGCCAAAGTTCCTTGAATAGTAGGCCATGATGTTTTCCAATCGTCACTGCCAACTTGTACCCAGGTATTATATAAATCACTCAACGCTGTGGCACTAGTTTGTGTAGATGTTGCGCCGCCACGTTTGAAATAACCTGGATTGTTCAAGTTTGTTGCTGTGACGGCATAATCACCAATGCTGCCAATGCTTTGCAAAGGCACAGTCGAGCTTGGTTCCAAATCTGCTGTGCTAGTAATTACCAATGGTACTTGATTGGTAAATGCACCTGTGGTAATGTTCCATTGGAAAATACCCCACACAGTATTTGCTGTGTCTAACCAATAGGTTCCGTTATCGGGATTACCAGTGGGACGTGTTAGAGTAGCAGTAAGTTCTGCTAGATCAATGTCCACACGCTGTATATAAGCACGGTTAGTCACACCCAATGCTGAGTAAGCGGCCAACAAGCCATATTCGTTTAGCTCGTAACCGTTGATCGGTGTACCAGCTGTGGTTTTGTAAAAGAATGGATTGCCAAATGTGGCAGATAAATCACGTTGACTGTCAATCAAGTACACTCTGTTGGCATTGGCTGCCAATGTACCTGCGGCAACACCTACGCCTGTGCCAGAAATTTTGTTCTGTGCAGTAGCGATCAAAATGTAAGGGACCGAGTTGGTAGCTGCAGGAAGATATTGACTTTCGTCAATAACGGTTACTTCTACGCCTGGTGATAATAGTGCCATGGTAATTCCTTTTTCTAAGTTATAGATATTTATCGGATCGCCTAAAAAGAGTGGTGTATTTGCGCCCTTTGCCAAAGGTTTTAGTTAAATATCTACATGGAAAGACCTTTATGCCCAGCATGTCAGCAACGATTTTGTGCTGTAAATTACTATAGCAACGGTGTGCCACACTATCGTAGTCGATGCGAGACTTGTATTAAAAAAAATAAAAAGATCAAGCCACCGGTGCCTACATGGCAAATAGCAGGATATAAGAAAAAAGCCACATGTGATCGATGTGGCTTTAGAGCAAAGTATTCAGCTCAGTTATTGGTATATCATATAGATGGCAATTTACACAATGCCAATCTACGCAATTTAAAAACTGTGTGTTTGAACTGTACCGTTGAGATTCCTAGGCAGGATTTACCCTGGAGGCCCGGAGATTTAGAACCAGATCATTAACTTGGAAATACAGATGATCCAAGGTTCCGTTGTTGTCTAGCACTGCATCAAACTCAGTTCCGGCCCAAGCAGTTTCGCTGGCATGGATGTTGTATTTGGTTAACTCTGCTTTGGCAATTGACCATCCAATATGCTTGTCACCAGCATTTACAGCCGCAGCAATTGGATACCATTTAGGATCAGGGCCGCGAGCAACACGCACCACAATACCCCCGGCATCTTTGATTGATTTAATTTCGTTGGGGAAACGACAGTCTGAAATAACAATGTCATCGCTACTGTTACGCAGTTTGTTTTCTAAACTGGCAATCCAGATATTGTCGTGAAATCCACGTCTGCAAACTTCTGTTCCCCAGTATTGTAGCACCCAACGCGGTGTTAGATCTGGCATGCCCAAGCGATCGGCCCACCATGGATCTACTTGCTCACGCCACTCACGAGCTTGCCTTGTTCGCCCTTCAATCAGTTCACGGTCCCACCCAAACACCGAAGCCACAGCATCTTTAAGAGTGTTGGCAAATGATTCTCGTCTAAATTGGTGTATGTTTACCAAATAGTCTGCAATGGTATCTTTGCCAGTGCCAATGAATCCGCATACTCCTATGATCATCGTAATTCCTTAACGTCTAAATGTTTTAATGTTTGTTGTAAAATATCAATTTGTTTGCGAGTATCTTCCAGTGCATGATGACTTGTGGGCGGTACTGGGCGGCCAGGCCAAAGACTCAACACTGTTCTACTGTCTCGAATACGATAAAACTGCCAAGGCTGTGTTTTATTGTAGCTTTTGTAAGCATGCTCAAGAATGTTTATGTCGTAGGTAGGGCCTTGTGCCCAGATATAATCATGTTGCCAAGCTAGCCGGTATAATTCATCCAAGGCTTGATCCAATGGAATACGGTTGTCTTCAGCAAACGCTTCTTGTTGTGCCTCGGGTTGAGTGGCCCACCATGCTAATGTATCATCTTGAATGCGACGATTTTCTTGACTTTCTAATGTGATACGGGCATAGTAATGTCTATCATAATGTCCTGTACCAAACGGATCAAAGCTCTGGGCAGCAATGGTCAAAATTGCGGCATCTGGACCAGTTCCTAGTCCTTCTATGTCAATCATTAAATGTGAGCTCATAGTGCTATTATAGCACAGAGTATAGAGGAAGTGTTGAGTTGTTTAACCGATTACCCAGGTAAGTGGCTGTGAGCCATCAACATAGGCTTTGAGTTGTTCGATTAGGCCGTCCATTTGAACTTGAGCCTCAGATTTCATGGCTGTGCCGTTTAGTGTACCACCACCTTGTGGGCCAGCAATTTGTCCAAACTTTTCACGTGCTTCGCCAATGATGTACTTGCAGTTGGCAACCATGTAATCACGGATCCATTGACTGATTTGGAAATCGCTGAGTAAATTGATTTCTGGTTTTAAATTGTAAGTCCAAAGTAGCACATTTTCACCTGTACCTTTGAAGTCACGGACCAGTTGAATCTTTTTAGTCACTGGATTCCATGTATAGTTTACATAGCCGCCAAACATACGAGCAGCTAGTTCTACATACTGTGTATAAAAATCGTAGGTGGCAAGACCGCCGGCTACGTTAAAGTTCATCAAATACACGTTCATACTAGCCTGTGTGAATGGATCAAAGTTTGATGCAAAAGGGCCCACTGAATCGCCAAATGTCCTACGGAACACTTGACGTACTTGAATAACTTCTTGTGGTAGTGTATAGATACTTACGTCTTTGACTAGTTCTAAAAAGTTGTAGCTTTCTTCGTAGGCGCCCTGAGCACGCTGGCGATAGGTTCCAATGGTTTTTTGATAGGCAGCTTCAAAATGTTCAGCATCTAGTTCAATATCAACGATTTGATCGCCCAGTTGTAGGCGCACATACTCAATGAGATTTTGCTTTAATGTGTCTAATGTTGATTCGGGTAAGGACATAAAATAGGAACTCCAGTTCCTATTATTTACCAGCTCTTAGGATGATTAGGTTTTCAGTGCCTCGTCCGTTGAACTTGGTATCTGTAGCTTTAATATCTTTGAAATACTTGCGAGCCACGGGTTTTCCACCTGCTAATAATGCTTTAATTTGTTCAGCTGGCTTACGCAGAGTTTTTTGCACGCTGGCGGCTGCATCAAATCCCAGGATCATGTTGTTTTTAACAGTGATACTACCAATGTGTGTGTCTGCTACAACATAGATCAACTTGCGTTTTTTGGTGTCATACAACCATGCCTCGTTGGCACCAACCAGGCGTGCTGGTGGTTCGCTTTCAAGTTTGAGCTCTTCAAATGCTTTTAGATATTTGAATTTGCGTGCTTGTGTTTCTGGACTTACTGCTTTTTTGGCACGTGGCTTGCGTTCTACTTTTTTAATCTGTACATACGCACCACAATCATTGATCACTGTTTCACAGAACTTGATCATGTTACGCAGTTCAATCTTTGAAAAGTTTGAGTATCCTTCCACTAAATCGCTGTCTCGGCCTTCTACTGCTTCTTCAAACTCTGCTAGACGTTGTTTCCAGATGTTGCTAATGTCAGAAATCATTTGTGGTGCCACGTTCATTCCGCGGATAGTGGCAATGGGTTTGATATTGGCTGACATTTTGGCGCCATCGGCCAAAAACTCATCAAATACACCTTCTAGCTCACCGGCACATTCCGAAACTTTTTCACGCAAACGGTCTTGAATTGTAACACGGTTCTGGGCTGTTTCTTCGTCAGTGACCACAATCTTGACTTCGTCTTTGATTTTGAGCATGTTGGAGATTTGTTCATTGATTTGTAGTAGCTCGTGCTCGTTGAGTTCCAACCCAACCAAACTCATACGACAAACCCAGGCCGGAGTCAAGCGAATTTGGCTGTCCGGAATAGCACGAATCTTTCGAGCATCTTTGGGACGATCGTGATTCTCAAGCCAATGCACAATCATGTCCTTGGCATCTTTTTTACCATAGTGATAGTTGTACCAAGAGAAGGCTGCACTCAACGCACTGACGCGGCATTCAGGGTCGGGCTGTACTCGCCACTCTGGCTCACCGCCGGTGTACTTGAGCTCTGCGCTTTTGGGATTAAGAAGTTTGATTTGAGTAGTTTTAGCTTTGATCATAGTTTGTATTATATGTGATTGTTTGAATCTCGTCAACCTAGTAAATTGGCAAAGGTAATATGCTGTTCTATGTTAGTTAGTAAGTCCCTGCATTCCTGCTCTAATTCTGCGTACTTTGGTGTTATTTTGTGTAGCCTTCGGCATTCCACACTGGCTTGATCTAATTCGGTTACTTTACGGTCAATAGTACGCATCATCAACAGCAAATCTCTACGAGCCCTCTTATCACTAATACGGGTCAGTTGGGTATAAGCAGTGTCTACTCTCTGAGTAATATTGTCCATTTTGTAATTATACAAGCTTTTGAATTACGTGTCAATCTTGCTATAAATACATCACTATGCCACGCTTATCACTTTACCGTCCCAACAGAACCAACGACTACAAGTTTCTAGACCGTACTATATCGGAGATGTACACTGTAGGGGGCCTGGATCTTTATATCCACAAATATCTAGGTCCAAAAACAGGTGATGTTGGAGATAACGATGCGACAATACCTGTGTACAATGAACTAAACCCATTGTTTGTTGAAGACTTGTTGTTGGGCGAAAACAGAGATCGTGCATATGACCCCGATGTCTATGTCATGCGCGGTGTTTATAGAACACAAGACGTTGACTTTGATTTAACACAGTTTGGGCTATTTTTAAACAACGATACTTTGTTTATCACGTTTCACTTCAACGACATGATTGACACATTTGGTCGTAAACTAATGTCAGGTGATGTTATAGAAGTTCCAAACTTAAAAGATTACTATCCACTAAATGCCTCAGGCATTTACAAAGCTGTGCCAAGATACTATGTCATACAAGATGCTGCTTATGCCCAGGAAGGATTTTCAGTCACATGGTTACCACACCTGTGGCGTGTAAAAGCCACACCCATGGTCAATGCTCAAGAATACCAGGACATTATCAATCAACCAGCCGGACCAGACAATATTTGGGATCCTGGTAATTTTTATCCCACAGGCACAATTGTCAACAATGGTGATACTTGGTATATCAGTACAAGACCAGTACCGCCAGATACAGCAATTACTGATACAACTTATTGGACTCCGACTACTCCTCCTACACAAGGAGAACAAACCAGCACTCGTCCAAGAGATCTAGAAATCAACAATGCTATTATTACTCAGGCCTATGCTGAACTTCCTCTCAGTGGATACGACACAGTAAAATTTTATATTTTACCAACCACAGAAGATGGTCAACCTGCACAAGCTGGTGTTACGGTAGACAACAATAGCGTCACAGTAGATGGAACACAAGGTGCTGAGGGTACCACCCCTAGAGCAGATGGATATACTCTAGGCTACTTGACCGGTGACGGCATTGCACCCAATGGATTGCCAGTCACACCGGGCACAAGTTTTCCGCCAAATCCAGTGGCCGGAGATTATGCACTACGTTTAGATTACTATCCAAACCGTTTGTTTAGATTCAACGGACGCACTTGGATAAAAATTGAAGAGAAAGTTCGTACAGATCTTGATTACTCAACCGGAGCACAAACTCAACGTGCTAGCTTTGTCAATAACACCTACACTGTACCAACTACAGATTTGGGCAACATTCCTAGCCGACAAAGTCTAAGCGAGATACTCAAACCAAGAGCAGACAACGGTGACCAAAGTGGCAATATTATGCCGCCAAACCCTTACCCACCAGGACGATAATTTATGGCAGGTCCAAACTTTTTTTATGATGAACAGATACGCAGATTCTTGTTGCAGTTTGCAAGAATTTTCAATAACTTTGATGTTGAATACGGTCGTAACGAAGAGGGCACTGACCATACGCTGATACGTGTACCTGTCAAGTATGGTGATTGGACTCGTCAAGCACAAACAGTGGTGCAAAATA